TTAACATAATATACATAATGCGCACTGATATAGGGGTTCCTGTGGACTTGCAATCACTAAGGCCAATCCAGCACAAGCCATTGAAATACTTGATAATCCAAGTCCGTTAAACTTTTTTCCTATGTTCTGCCATAGTGTCTGCGCTTCGTGCGTTTTTGCTTTATCCATCGCTAAGCCAATCAGAGCCTTTTCTTTGTCTTCGCCTACAGCGTCTGCAAGCATAAGTATCTGATTCTCGTTAAGAAATGTTCGACCTTTTCTAACTTCAGTGATCATTTGCGGGCTTACACCCAAGTCATGAGCTATTTGTTTGTATTGAACGTAGTTCATCTTGTCTTTATAAGCGTCGAGCAGCTTGTTTGTATACATTTTGTAGCATCCTCAATTCACGTCATTAAACCGATTTTAGTCTTTTAACACATAATTTGCTGTATTGACGATACATAAGATTCTGTATTTAATCGCTACAGAATTTAATGTATTCGACCTCTTGGATGGTCGTTCGGAACTGGTCAAGGCGATTTCATGAACGAAGCTCAAATCATCTATTACGACTTGCTACCTGACTACACGGTGTCTGTGTTGGTCAAAGGTTGCGACGAATGGGATTTACTTAAATCCATGTCTCATCTTGAGTCTTGGGCTTCGTCTCAGTTCGCTTCTTATGAGTTGGTGTCCATCACCAACACGACCGTTGAACAACGTATCAATATGGGGGTGTTCGATGACTACTGCAACTAACATCCTTAAAAGTTTCGATGAGCAAAGCGTTCATATTGATTACCTGTGTTTTACGTTTGCCGTGAAAGACTTACGTCATTGTCATGATGCGGTTCGTCGATTGCACAAGCATGAGGAATACAAAGGCTTTGCCAAATCTGGACTGTTACAGCGTCACTATCGTGCACCCAAGTTCCCTGCTCCACCTGTGTTTAATCCGACGGTCGCTCAGACTTCCGACGAGATTGATGCGTACAACAAAGCGTTTGATATCTGCTATCGCAATTACTTAGAAGATTGCTTGCGCATCTTTACCAATCAAGTGCTTGGTTTGTCGCTGTCTGCGCCTCGCGGTTTGGGTTTCCAGTTCTACACCGAATCCATGAAACTGACTTCGCCAGATGGTGAAGACTTCTGCGGCTTCGTTGGTATCGGCGGTAACAATGACACGGTGCACTTCCAAATCAACGGAACGGGATGCAAGCATGTATTTGCCCGTCGTCCTACGTGGTCGCTTCATGACTGGCTGACCAATGTGCTTGGTGTGCAAACTCTGGCGCGTGTTGACTTGGCCTATGACGATTACGACGGCATTTTTGATTGCGAATACGCTTATAAGGCTTGGCGTGACGACTGTTTCAGAACCGCTGAACGTGGTCGTGGCCCTGTGCTTCATGAAGACATGACCATTGCCAGTATCGGCAAAGACGGCAAACCGATTTACACCAAAGAGCAATACTCGATTGGTTCGCGTACCTCGCGCATTTACTGGCGTATCTACAACAAGGCTCTTGAGCAGAAACTCGCGAACACTGGCCTTGTCTGGTATCGCTCTGAAGTTGAGCTGAAAAAATGGAATGTTGATGTGTTGCTGAATCCTGCTGGCGCGTATGCCGCGCTCAATGATTTTGCTGCGTCAATTTCTACTGCAAAGAAATTCAATACCAAACCTGTCCCGACTAAACGCGCGGCGTTAGACCTGTTGGCCTCTGCGCACTGGATGCGCCGCCAGTACGGGAAAATTCTGAACTCTTTAATCGAATTCCATGAGGGCGACATTGAAACCGTGGTCGGTTCCCTTGTCCGTGATGGAACTAAATTCACCTTCCCCGATACCTACGGCAAGTTGGTGACTCACATATTGGAGACTTAACAAATGGCTAAATCCGTTTTTGTACTTGGCATGGATATCACTTGGAACTCAGCACGTGGTGACAGTGCTCAACTGAACGTGTCACGTCCTCTACGTGAAATCAACTCGGAGAAATTCAAACGCCGCACTATCGGTGAATCCGGTGATGTGAATCCCCAATGGGATCAACCGTTGATGATTGACCATGAATATGCCCTGCTTCTTGAGCGCACTGGTGCTCTTGTTCCTCGCCGCGAATACCAATTGCGCTTGGAGATTAATCCAGAAGACCCATTGGCGGGCGCTATCGTGACTGAGCTTATTCCAGTCGACCAAGAAATTAAGAAGCACTTCGAGGCTTCAATGAAACCCGTTCAAGGCTAAAAAATGTCTGTATGCGTCACCGTCGTTAACCAGTATGGCAATTTGAAAGCAACGAAAACGCCTGTTGCGGATTGCCAAGAATACGTGCTGATTTCGGCGGTGGACTACCAAGAATATAAGGAACCAGTCCTCTTCAACGGTGACTTGTTCCTGTATGTCAGTGGCGTGCTCTTGATCAACATGGTCGTTGGTCACTGGGTGGGTCGTGTTGTTCGCCTTATGAGTAAAAGGTAAATCTTATGAAAAAACTAGAACTTGTTGTAACTAACGTAAAACACGCAGTCGTAAACAAAAAAACCGCAGCTGGCGCTGCTCTTATGGTCGCGTCTGTCTCTCCGGCCTTCGCTGAAGTCGATATCACGGGCGCAATCAACTCTGCGGTATCCGGTGGTCAAGCTAACGTATCACTGGTTGTGGCGGGTCTAATTGGTATGGCTGCACTGGGCTTTGGTGTGACTATGGTTGTTGGCTTCTTGCGTCGCTAACGGTTCGCCTCCATGCCTCCTTTATCTGGTAATTTACTTGGAGATGTTCTCGCTATCATTCTAGGTGTTGCCTTTGCGGGGGCATTTCTCCACGGCTTTGTGAGTGGCATCAATACTCACTAATCAGTTAATCAAGGGGGCTTCGGCTCCCTTTTTTATTGGCTTCTTTATGAAAAAACTACTGCTTTTTCTTCCGTTAATCTTTCTGTCTTTTTATAGCCAAGCTTCTGCGACTCAATTTCCCACAACGGGTACCGCAAGGGATGTAGGTGGTATTTTTGATTGTGCTGAGAACGGGAAAAGCTACAACATTGCTAGCGTGCTTTCTTGTCTTGAGAATCGCAGCGTTCCATATAAGAACTACAAAACCACGACGTGCTTTTTGCAAGTGAACAAGTATGGTGGTGGTTCCATTTGTAATGTTTCAGGCGGAGATTATCCCGGTCAAACGGTTAGGTTTAATGGTTGGTATGGGTTTCAGTGTCCTGCTGGCACCGAACTTAACCGAGAAAACATGTGCGAATCGAACTGTGAATTTGGCACCAATCCTGATGGCTCATGCATGGATGCTTGTCAGTTCAAGCAGTCCATTGGCGATACGGTGAAATTGTACTGGCACCCTGCCATATACGGCGAATTGGTGACGGGCGCTTGTTACGGTGACTATGGTGCCACTCGATGTGAAATGACTAAGAACGAATCCACCATTATTTGTACTGGCGTTCCTGATGGACAGTACACGCCCGACTCTCAATGCTCTTTGCGCTTTGCTTACACTGGACGTCAGTGTGACGGTGGCACACTTTTCTGGGGTGTGAATGGGCCTGATGAACCCATCATTCCACCGGATACGCCAGAAGACCCAACCCATGACCCCGATGACCCAACCGATGAGATTGAAGACCCAAGTGTCCTACCCGACGATTCAACCAACACGGTCAATCCCGGTGTCGTTGATGACAAGCCGGATGTAGAAGACCCTGACACGGATGAATCGACAGACACGGCAGTCCTTTCTGCTATTAAAGGGCTTAATGTGGATGTGAACAAAGGCATTCATGATCTTAACGTCGATATCAACCAGTCACACGCTGACATCACCAACGCGGTGATTGATGTGAAAGGCTCTTTGGTCGATAACACCCAAGCCATTCAAGAGCAGCAAATCAATGACAACAAGATTTATAACAACACCAAGGCACTCATCCAACAGGCCAACGGCGATATCACTACGGCGGTGAACAACAATACCAACGCCACCATTGGTATTCGTAACGATTTAAAAGGGCTTGGTGATTCAATGGGCGAACTCGATAGCAGCTTAAATGCGATTGAGGGTCTACTGACTGGCTCAGAGTTTGGCACACCTACGGGCACCGCTATCACTGGCGAAATATTTACGGCAGAAGACTTTGCCAACCTGCAAACCACGATAGATGAAAAAGCCGAATCCATCCAAGGCTATGTGGACGACATCAAAGGCTTAATAACTATCGGCACCAACTTCAACAACGGCACATTAAGCGACAAGTCTTTTAACATCAAAGGCGCAACCGTTGAATCAGGACTACAGCGTTTTGATGCGGTATCGGGCTATGTGCGCCCTGTCGTGCTGTTCATTTGTGCCTTAATCGCCCTTTGGGTTCTGTTTGGTAATCGGAGTAAATAACATGGAATACATCTACTCAGCATTAGAGTTTATTGCCAACATTGGGCAAACCTTTCTCGACTTCTTTGATGTGGCAATTGAATGGATAAAGAACGCGTTTGAATACGGCGCGATGTGGCTTATCTCAGTATGGCTCGATATCAAGATTGCCTCGATACAAATCGCGCTCAAGATTGCCCAACTGCTGCTCGAAGAATATGGCGTCTATACGCTTGTCGAAGACCGCTTTAATGCGCTTCCCTCTGACGTCCGTTATATCTTGACCGAATACGGCGTCACCTCTGGGCTACGTGTCATCTTTGATGCGTTCGCTACGTCTTTAGTTATGCGTTTCTTTAACTGGTGATTGAATGGCTACTTCATTTCGATACGGTCACGGTGGCTCTTACAAATCGGCTTGCGCCGTGTGGTTTGACTTACTGCCTGCACTGCGTGAAGGTCGAATTTGCATTACGAACATTCATGGCATGCAGCCACTTGAAGTGATTGAACAACGCCTTGGTGAGAAGTTTCCTGATACGGCTCGGCTCATTCGCATTAGCTCTCGCAATCCTGAAGGCTTCGAGCTTTGGAAATACTTTTTCTGTTGGGCGCCCATTGGGGCGTTCATCCTCATTGATGAGTGTCAGCAAATCTTCTCGGTCAATGCAGGTTTCAAAATGGCGAACATACACAAGCGCCCTTTCACTGACTTTGAGCCTCACTTACCGGAAGGATTCTCTGAGCTGTTTCACTCTCGTTGGCTAACGATTGATACATCCAGTTTGGACAATGGCGAGATAGACGATTGCCAACGCACACGTTTTGATGAGCAAGGGCGCATCATCTATCCGGAGAACTTTAACAACGCCTTTATGGAGCACCGGCACTACAACTGGGACATTGTGTTGCTCACGCCTGACTTTGCTCAAATCCCTAAAGAGTTAAAAGGTGTCGCGGAGTTGGCCAAGCAACATAAGGGTAAAGATGGGATCTTCTTTTCCAACCGTAAACCGCGCATCTTGGAACATGACCCAACTCGAACGGTCACCAAACCAAGCAAAGACGATGTGGTTTATAACCTCAAGGTGCCGCTTGATGTCCACCTACTCTACGCCTCGACCGTCACGGGGCAAATCACCAAGTCGGGGCTTGGAAAGAACATCTTTCTTAACCCGAAATTCTTAGCAGCTATGGCACTGGTCGTGCTTTCATTTGGGTACTTAGTTTATGCGCTTATTGGTATGGTTTCTGATTCTGAGACGACAACTGCGGAAGGAACGCAGCTTCATCAAACTTCGCAGCAAAGTGGCGTTTCGACTTCGCAAGGTCAAGCACGTCCTGGTCAAAGTGGTTCGCCTGGTTCTGTCATGGGTTCTAGTGGTTCTGGCTGTACGGGTTCTGGTTGCGGGAATGAGTCTTATCATGACGTAGGCACCGTTCCGGCTTGGTTCCCACTGGCGAACTCAGAGAGTATCTATGTCTCTGCGGTGGAACGTTGGCACAAAGCCACCTCGATACACGTCAACGTGCATTTTGAGGTTGTCACACCGCGTGGTGTGACTTACCTCGATGACGGATTCCTAAACAAGTTGGGCGTCAAGATGGAATATCTGGACGATTGCCTCGTCCAGCTGTCTCGTGGCGCATCCAACTTCTATGTCACGTGTTCGCCGTATGAGCAATATGCACAACGGCAAGAGCAAGATATTGAACTAAAACCCGTTGGCGGTTTGTTTAGTGGAGACGAAACCTAATGAATGAATACGTAACGCATGGACAGCTGGTTGAAATCATCGAGCTGTTTGATCATCTCTCGATAGTGAATGCAGTCATTGTGGTGCTCGTGTATGACCTTGCGAGATACCTCCTAGGCAAACTGGTCGACTACTTCAATTAAAGGCACGGTGCCAGCCCCGCAGGGATAAGGAGTTGCGGAGCGACGACGAGGCACCAAGCCGCCCACCATAGCAAAACCTAACCTCATTACTTAATCGGCGCGGTTAGCAGCCCAAAGCTACTTGGATGCTGCCGCCCTCCTTCCTGCTAGACCAGCCTCGCAGAGACTATCCACATCAAAGGCGCGTTAACCTACTGGAACGCTGCATACTCACCACGTCAAAGCCTTGCGAGTGTCGAGCAATGCTTATTCTTCTTTTCTGGGTTCTCTCCGACGGACGCGCGGAGCAAGTGAGGACGGGCTAGGACGATTGCGCGACGTGCGGCGGGAGGTCAAACCCCCGAATCTGTATTACGGGGGTAAATTCCTACTCCGAACAATACTTTGGCATTCCTCCTGAAAAGCTGAGCTACCTAACACAACTGCACCAAGCAATGTGCATTCAGTTGAGTTATACGATTTTGTGATGATAATATGAATAAGATAATTGGGTGAAGGCTAGTTGTCTCTGAGCTTTGAGGTAAACACTAAGAATGTATTCGGACAGTAAGTTTGTTTTTTATGAGAAGCAGTATTATCACGAAATAGAGACAAAGCAAAAAATTGATTTACGTTTACAAACAATAATAATTTTCACTTTTGCTTGGCTTAATGTCGCGTCATATACATTGCAGGTCATTGATTATGATAGTAATAAGATAATTGCCATTATATTTTATAACTTCATGTCTATGTATGCTGTATTCATATTTACAAGTCTAAGGTATTCTATATTTTATTTTTATGGAAATGTATATCAATACCTACAACCACCCTCAGTATTTGAAAAATATTATACCGAGGTTAATGATTATTACACAAAATATGAGAATGATTTTGAATACGCAGACAAGGAGGTGAAAGACTTTATTAGAGACAATTTAATAAGAGCGACAGATCATAACTCTAAACTTAATGATGAACGGTCTCAGAAAGCATTTGAATCAATAAAGTGGCTCGTTTTAGCATTTGTGCCTTTTTTTATTGCCTTTAGTATTTTTATTGCTTTTAAATTGGATTTAAAGCATCCAACAAAGCCTATTTTAATTGAAGAAAAAAACCTATCCGGAGCTTATATTGATGTCAAAGAAACAATCTCAAGAAACCCCGTCGGCGCTGAAGAAAGAAGCAAAACCACTACCGCCATCACGCCCGAAAGGCACTCGATCAGTCCTTAACCATGTTTTGGTTGAAAGCTCTATCAAAATTGGCGACGTTTCAGACAAAAAGATTGCCGACTTTATAGATAGTGCTGATAGTGAAAAAAGTCAGGAGTAATTGAATGTCCCAGGAAGAGAAGAAGCCCCCACCACCCAAGCGACCTAGTGGTGTTCGTTACGTGAAAGATGGCGTAAATGGTGATAAATCCAAGCAAAAAGATAGAAAGCAAAAGGAATAGATTCTTATGAAAAATTGGCGTGATATAAAGTACTGTCAGGATGAGGTTTTTGGTGATCTTAATTTAGTTTATGCAGATTTTTGTTTGTTGATTAAGGAATCAAAGCATGTCACCATTGCCAATGGTGACATATCAATAGAGTATTTATCATATAAATTCAATTCTAAACATTGTTTTGTTTTTAATGACTCTAAGCCCAAAATTAGAGTTAAATTCGAAACAACGTCTTTGGATGATGAGAATTTGTTCTTTGACATATTCCTAAATAGAAATGGAATTATAGACACAGAATATTCAAAAGAGTTAAATGGACACTCTCTAGATTTAATGAAACATGAAAATATAGAAAGTAACCTGGCAAAAATGATTTTCGGATTCTTTGAAAAGAATAAATTACTAGGTGAATAGAGTCATATAGGGCAGGTTTATTTAAAACTCTGCCCGATATCAACGTTAATACCTTTTATAGCTACAATAAACTAGCTGATACTCAAATCTCAAGTTATCTTTTCTTATTGCATTCAAGGGTTAAACTCCCTTACCTATCCATTTTATTGCTATTTCTACTTTCTAGAAATAGCTTTCCTCTCTGAGCCTGTACTCATAGTTTTTGAATAGAACCTAAAGGGAGCTGAGCACTGTATAAGACTTCTGCTTCGCGTTTTACATTTGTGACTCTTGATCCTTTTAGTACTTAGCCGTAGCCTATGTGTGCTAGGTTTTATATGTCAAGGATATGAAATGGCTAAGTTTTTAAATACAAGTGCTACAAATTACTACCTCGAAGAGCTTATCAAGAATGCTTCTGAAAGGCTAATTCTCATCAGTCCTTTTCTCAAGCTTAATGATCGCATTCGAGAGCTTTTGGAAGACAAAGACCGATTAAAAATTGACATTCGAATTGTCTATGGCAAAAGCGAGCTACAACCTGATGAGATTAACTGGCTTAAAGGTCTCTCCTTTGTGCGTACCAGTTTTTGCAAAAACCTCCATGCAAAGTGTTACATGAACGAAAGTGCCTGTATCATTACAAGCCTAAACCTCTACGAGTTTAGCCAAGTAAACAATAACGAAATGGGTATCTTCATTGACCGTGACGAAGACCCCAATGTCTACAAAGATTCCTACGAAGAAGCGCAACGCATTATTCGTATTAGTGATGAAGTTAGAATCTCGTTAGAGAAAGTTCAAGCTGCTAACTTAGATTCGGAATCTATTCAAAAGCCTGTTACAGAGAGTGAACTAATTAAACTCAGTTCCTCTAAGTTAGCTAAAAAGCATAAACTTAAAACAGATGACTTCCTTCAGATGTGTGTAACTAAGGGCTACTTATCTTTCGATGATGGAAAACATTCTTTAACCGAAGAAGGAAAATCGTTGGGTGGTGAGTTCAAGTACAGTAAACGTTTTGGTCCTTACTTTATCTGGCCAGAGTCATTAGAGGTTTAATCGAAAAATAAGGCTCCTATTGGAGCCTTCAATTACACGATTTTCTTTAGTACTCTTGCATACTTCAATATTTGGTGAGCAACCTTTATATCATTCGATGCACCTAACTCAAGTAAAGCAACCCCAATCAATACTTGCTGCGCAGTAACCAACTGTCCTGTTGGAAGCTCTAGTCGATCATGCCTCATTACGAAGTTTTCCCAATCTTCACAACTGCTCAGTTCCCTGCCCTTATTCATCCTCATTAAGCGTTTACACTCTGGCGGTATGGATTTCCCCTTATCCCATTCTTTGACCGTTCTCACAGTTTTTAAACAAAGTTTGGCAGCTTCTTCGACGGTTAAACCACATTCAAATTCACGAAAAATATAGTTTTTAGTCATTTCGTGATACTTCATTGAATTGTCCCTCAAAAGAGAGACATTTTATAGGACACGCATATGCAATCGCATTCAACATAAGCGCCCATAATGCGCACTGATGTAGTGGTTCTAATGGGCTTGTAAACACTACAGCAAATCCGGCACAAACCATTGAAAATCCAGAGATTCCAAGCCCATCAAACTTTTTTGCAATTCCTCTCCATACTGCTTTTATCTGCTATCTACGGATTATAGAAAACCAATTGATTTGCGATAACTCGGTCTTGTTTACTGTAAGCTGAAGGTTCACGAACCAGTTGTTATATGTATGCGGATATATTTTTCAGGATGTTTGTAACGATATCGCTTACCGGTTTTTAAGTTTGAACGAGCAAAACGGCAAACTTTTGTATCTCCGCTTCCAGTAACTCGTTTTACTATTGCTACTTTTCCTTTATGGTCCATTTCAATCATTAAATCGCAATAACCATCATATTGGTCGAACTGCTTATCGACTTTCTTTTGTAGCGTCGATTTGATTTTCTTAGCCACTGGATTTGTTTCTGAATCATCGGCCAATGTTGATGCTGTGGGTAACAATAATAAAAATAAAGTGACAACGTATCGCATTCGTAAATCCATTTTTGATAAATGGACTGATTGTAATTTTTTATGCGTCAAATGCTAAAACGGGACGCAATTTTGCGTCCCGTTTAACGTAGATAAGTAATTGATATGTCGGCTAAGCTTGTTTCTTACCTTTATTGGCTTTGAAACCTTGATGAGGGAAAACATTTCGAATTCGTTGTTGAACTTTCTTTGGTACGTCTTTAGAAAAGACCAGCCTCATTCCGGAGCGTTGGTTGTACACTTTGAGTTCACCAGTAAATGGGGCATGTTCGCCAATATCTTGTAAGTTATGTTTAAAAGATGGAGGTATATGCCCTTTTACCT